AGTCAAAGCCGAGGTCGACAACCGCACGGCACGCCTCGACAGCCTGAAGGACGCCGAGCGCACGCTGATGCTGCGCGCAGCCGAAGGCGAAAGCCGCGACCTCGTCGGGGCCAAGCCGGAACGCCGGCCGCTCGGGATCCGCAGCAAAGACATCGAGCCGCGCGACCTCCTGGTGCGGGCTGCCTCGGTGCATCTCTTGTCGCACCTGATGCGTGTGCCTTACGAGACGGTCCTGGAGCAGCGCTATCCCGACCACAAGCAGACGCACGAATATGTCCGCGCGGCGGTCACGGCGGCAACCACGACAGTCGCCGGCTGGGCCTCCGAGCTGGTCCAGACGGTTACGGACGCGTTCCTGATGAACCTCGATCCGAACGCGGTGCTGCCGCGACTGGCGGCGGCTGGCACGCAGCTTTCGTTCGGTCCTGGCCGCGGCATCATCAAGATCCCGTCGCGGGCGACCACGCCATCGATCACCGGCTCGTTTGTGGCAGAGGGATCGCCGATCCCTGTCCGCAAGCTCGGCCTGACCTCGATCGAGCTGAAGCCGCACAAGGTCGGCGTTATTTCGACGTTCACGCGGGAAATCATGCGTTACTCGCAACCGCAGATCGAGGGCATCGTCCGCGATGCGATCATCGACGACACTTCGATCACGCTGGATACGCTGCTGCTCGATGCAACGGCGGAGTCTGCGACCCGGCCGGCTGGCATTATCTTCGGCGTGTCGGCAAAAACGGCCTCGGTGCTTGGTGGCTACAAGGCCATCCTGGCCGACCTTACGTTGCTGTCAGCGCCGTTCTTCGCCGCCAATGCCGGCCGCCGCATGGTGCTGATCATGAACCCGGCGCAGGGCATGGCGCTGTCGATGGCGCCGGGGCCGGATGGGACGTTTGGCTGGTCCAGCCAGTTCACCAGCCGCTTCACGGTGATCGAGTCGACCACTGTTCCGGCCGGCAACCTCTACATGCTCGACGCGGCCGACTTCGTGTCGGTGACCAGCTCGCCCGAGTTCGAGTTGTCGGACCAGGTGACGCTGCACATGGAAGACAGCACGCCGCTGCCGATCTCCTCGACGGGAACGCCGAATGTGGTCGCAGCACCTGTCATCAGCACCTTCCAGGAAGCCAAGATCGCGCTTCGCATGCTGATGGACACCACCTGGGCCATGCGCCGCACGGGCATGGTGCAGTACATGACCGGCGTCTCCTGGGCGCCGATCTAATCTCCTGGGCTGGCGGCGCGGTTTCTTCATGGGCCGCGCCGTCTTTTTTTGAAACAAACGGAGTGAAAGACATGGCTGGAGAACCGGAAGACAAGAAGGCGAAGGCTGATAAGGCGGCCGCCGAAAAGGAGGCCACCGAGCCGCAGGCGCCGGTGCCGTCCCAGGAAGAGGCCGACGAGATCAAGGGACGCGTGCTCGAAGGCGAAACAAGGGAAGCCAAGGCGCAGACCACCAAGGCCAATTACAAGACGCGCTGATGGCCAACTGGCTGACGCGCATCCTGCAACCCTCGGCGGCGCGCGCTGCCGAGGGCGAATACCGTCCCGGTCCCTATCCACTGGCCGGCGGCTGGCTGTCGGCCACTGCCGGGCAATACTGGAACTGGTGGCAGATGGGCTATTCGCTGGCGCCCTACGGCGAAAGCGGGGCGATGGTCGAGGCCTGCGTCTCGGCCTATGCCCAGACGGTCGCGATGTGTCCTGGCGACCATTGGCAGAAGATGGCCAACGGCGGGCGCGAGCGGGTGCAGACCTCGGCGCTGTCGCGGATCCTGCGTCGGCCTAACGACTACCAGACGATATCCGACTTCCTGCTTAACCTCACGCGCCGGCTCTACACGATCGGCGAGGCCTTCGCGGTCGGCATCCGCAACAACCGCGGCGAGATCGCCGAACTGCACCTGATGCGCGACGGCCAGGCGCGGATCGCCGAGGACGGCTCGATCTTCTACGACCTCGGCGGCAACGAGATCCTGGAACAGCGGTTTGATTTCTCGCTGCCGATCCCGGCCCGCGATGTGCTGCATGTGCGTCTGCACACACCGCGCCATCCGCTGAAAGGCGAAAGCCCGATCCTGGCCACCGTGCTCGACCGGGCAATGGGCGGCGCCGCGCTCAACCAGCAAGTGGCGTTCTACCTCAACCAGGCGCGACCGAGCTTCATCCTCGAGACCGACGAAAAGACTTCCAAGGATCAGCTCGAGGAATTGCGCGCCCGCTGGAACGCTCAGACGCAAGGCGCCAATGCCGGCGGCACGCCGATCCTGACCTGGGGACTGAAGGCGCACGAAATCAAATCCAATGCGGTCGACGGCCAGCTCGCCGAGATGCTGAAGATCACCGACCAGAATGTTGCGCTGGCCTTCCGCATGCCGCTCCAGGTGCTGGGCATCGGCGGCACGACCTTCGCCTCGACCGAGCTTTTGATGCAGTCCTGGATCGCCTCGGGGCTGGGCTTTGCGCTCAACCACATAGAGGAGGCTTTCGGCCAGACATTCGGTCTCAAGGGCATGCCGGACGAATATCTCGAGTTCGATACCAGGGCGCTGCTGCGCAGCGCGTTCAAGGAGCGCATCGAGGGCATGGCGCGGGGCGTCATCGGCGGCATCTTCTCCTCCGACGAAGCGCGCGACGAGTTCGACCTGCCGGCCACGCCTGGCGGTCACGGCAAGATGCCAAGAGTGCAACAGCAGGTGGTGCCGCTGAGCTACGGCACCGACATGGAGCCACCCAAGCCACAGGCAGCAATCGCCGCACCGGCAGCGCCTCAAGATGATCCGGCCGGTCGGCAGATGGACTTCGTGCGCGAGCATTTGCGCGAGGAGCACCTGGATCTCAGGGAGGCGTTGTTTGCTGCCAAGCATCGCTACGACGGTCTGATGGTGTCACTCCAAGCCGGGCTGGCCGCTGTACGGGACGGTGAGCCTGGACCGCCTGGCATCCAGGGAGAACCGGGGCCGGAGGGTCGGTGCGGCCTGTCCTTCCGCATTCGCGGCACCTGGCTGGAGATCAACGACTACGAGGCGATGGACGTCGTCGCACTCAACGGCGCGTCTTTCGCGGCCAGGCGTGACGGTCCCGGTCCATGTCCTGGCGAGGGCTGGCAGCTCATTGCGGCGCAGGGCAAGCGTGGCGAGCCGGGCAAGCTTGGTCTGGCGGGAGACAAAGGCCAGCGCGGCGAGCCTGGACCGCCGGTGATCGCGCTGTCGGTATCCGACGAGGGAACGCTGACGCTGACCAATGGCGATGGCTCGGTGGTCACCTGCGACCTCTACCCGCTGCTGACCAAGGTGGCACGCTGATGATCGTAACGCTGGAAGAGGCCAAGGCGCATCTGCGCGTCGATACGACCGACGACGACGCACTGATTACCGGGCTGATCGGCGCCGCCACCAGCACGCTCGAGACCTGGCTGTCGCGGCCTTTGGCCGAGCCGGAACCGGACGGCATCAAGGTGGCGATCAACCTGCTGGTTGCGCACTGGTACATCAACACCGAGGCGGCGGGCGACCCGACGGAGCAGATGACGCTCGGCGTGCAGGAACTGGTCGCTCCCTATCGGGTGATCTCGATCTGATGGCGACCAATGCCGGCCAGCTCAGGGAAACCGTGGCCTTCGACGAGCGCGTTCTGGTTGATGACGGCTATGGCAACATGGAAGGCGACTTCACCGAGCAGTTCCAGTGCCGCGCCGGCTACTGGTGGCAGCGTGGCGGCGAAATGGTGATAGCGGCACGCCTGGAAGGCCGGCAGCCTGTCGAGGTCACGGTGCGGGCTTCGACTGAGACCAGGCGGATCGAGCCGGACTGGCGCATGCGGGATCTCAGGACCGGCGTGAGCTATGCCGTGCGCTCGGTGGCGCCGACGACCGACCGCAAATGGATCAAGGTACAGACCGAGGCCGGGGTGGCCGAGTAGCATGGTCGAGGGCGTCAAGGAGCTGACCGCCAACCTGACGGTCAACATCCCGAAGCATGTCCGTGATGCCAATCGCGACGCGATGGAGAAGGGCGCCACCGAAACCGTCGCAATGATGAAGCGGCTGGTGCCGGTCGAGACCGGCGAGCTGCGCGATTCGATAGGCTGGACGTGGGGCGATGCGCCGGCCGGTTCGCTGGTCGTTGGCACGGTGGGCGGCAGCAAATACTCGACGATGCGTATCGTCATCTATGCCGGCAACGAGAAGACCCGAGTCGGCAGCGGCAACCAGTTTCAACTGGCCAGGATCATGGAGTTCGGCACACAGTTCATGCCGGCGCAGCCGTTTTTCTTTCCGAGCTGGAGGACCATGAAAAAGCGGACGCGGGACCGCATCAAGCGGGCGACGAAGCAGGCCATCAGACGAGGCGCTAAATGAGCGTGCAGGCCGAGGTCCAGAAGCTGCTGCGCGACACGTTGCTGGCAGATACGGCAGTGATGTCAATGGTCAACGGCGTTTGGGACGATGTATCCGATCCGAACCCCTTCGCCGAGCCGAAGGAGGCCTATATCACGATCGGTCCGTCCGATGTCGTCAGCGACGACGCCGACTGCATTCTCGGCGGGGAAATCACCTTCCAGCTCGACGCCTGGTCGCGCACGCAGGGCAAGGTTGGCTGCCGCAAGATCGTCGACGCGATGAAGGTCGCATTGCACGGCAAGGATCTCGATCTGGTCGACAATGCGCTGGTCGAGATCCGCGTCGACTTCCGGCGGGTGATCGATGACCTGGACGGGCTGACCAAGCATGGGCTGGTGATGGTGACCGCGCTGGTCGAGGAAGCCGCGGCCTGATGGCGTGGGCGATCTTTACCAGGGAGTTCAACTGGCATCGGCCCAAGAGCAAGATTTCGTTCAACGCGAAGGCGGATGGCACGCCGAAGTGCCGGCCGCACGATTTCATCGCGGCGGCAGTGAAGGCCGGCGTCGCGGTGCAGATCCCATCACCCAACCGGCAACTGGCAAAGGCACTGAAGGAGCAAGGACATGGCAAAGGCCACCACAGAAAACTTTCATGAAATGGTCCTCGAAATCGAGGAGGAAGGAACGCCGGGAACGTGGGTGAAGATCTGCGGACTGACCGAGCGCGGCGTCAACCGCACCCACAACATGCAGACCTCGGAAGTTCCGGACTGCGATGACGAAAGCTTGCCGGCCGGGCTGGAGCGGGCAGTGCAGTCGTCCGAGGTGACGATCGCCGCCAATGGCGTCTGGGCGGCGGAGAGCCACCAGATCATGATCGACTGGTGGTATTCGGCCGCGATCAAGAATACCCGCATCCAGCACCTCAAGGCGGCAACCGGCGACACCGAGTATGAGACCGGGCCGGCCTATCTCACCAGCCTTAACAATGTTGCCAGCAGGGGCACGAAGGTCACCGCCGACATGACCATCGAGTTTGATGGCATGCCGACCAGGACGGCAGCGGTTGCGATGGCCGCATGAAGGCCAAGACCATTGTCTGGCGCGGCGGCGAGCATCCTTTCCTGCTTCGGATCGGCGAGTTGCGGGCGCTTGAAACCGCCTGCGATCTCGGCAGCCGCATGATCCTGGTGGCGCTCATGGCCTCGACGTTTCGCGTCGACCATGTGCTGGAGACGATCCGGCTCGGCCTCATCGGTGGCGGCATGGCGGACAAGGAGGCCAAGCGCACGCTCGACCTGGCGCTGAATACCTGCAGCCATACGGCACTCGCCCTGGTTGCAGCCGACGCGCTTGAGTACTCGCTGTCCTGGGATGCGGACGATCAGCCGGGGGAACAGCAAGCGGAGGCGGCGAAGGGGACAGCCGGCCTCCGCTCCCCAACGGAAAAACCCGATGGTCCGATTATTACGGGATCGGTGCCGCCCTCGGCCTCGCCGGACCGGATATTGAACGCATGACCGAGGAAGAACTGATCTGGCAGGTGCGCGGCTGGAACCGGGCGCATGGCGCCGAGGACAAGCCGCCGCCGATGTCCGACGAGCGGCTGAAGGAACTGGGGATAGCAGGGTTCTGACATGGCTGACGATGCAGGACGGCTGCTTGTTCGCATCGAGGCGACGCAGGCAAAATTCGAGAAGCAGATGGCGGCGATTGCCAAGTCTGGCGCGACTGCCGCTACCTCTATCGAGACCAAGTTCAAGAAGGCCAACGACAACATCGCCAAGGGCAGTCCGCAGGCGGCGGCGGCGATCGGCAAAAGCACCCAGGCAGCCAGCCAGTTATCTTTCCAGCTAAACGATATTGCGACCAGCCTGGCCGGCGGCGCCTCGCCGTTCCAGGTGATGATGCAGCAGGGCAGCCAGGTCACCCAGGTCTTTCAGCAGATGGGTGGCGGCTTCAAGGGCGCTGGCAGCGCGCTCGTCGGCGCATTCTCCTCGATGCTCAATCCGATCAGCCTGGTGTCGTTCGGCCTGATCGCCGCGGCCGGCTATGCGCTCCAGTATTTCACGGCGGTAGAAAAGGAGGGCAAGACCGCCAGGGAGGAACTCGACAAGCAGGCCGACGCGGTCGAGAGGCTGGCCAAGGAATACGGCGGCCTGTTTCCAGAGCTGAAGCGCCTTGCTGATTTGCGGCGCGAGGAAGCCGATGCGGCGGGCAAGACGGAAGCGGTGGAGGCGACGCTGGCCGGCACCTACGAGAAGACAAGCAAAGTCATCAAGGGCCTGGATATCGACATCGAGGAAATGCTGAGTTTGCTGACGCTGATCGGCGCGCCGGTCGAGATCATCGATGAACTGCAGAAGAAGTTTAGCGATCTCGCCACCGCCGTCGATGAGCACAGGGCGAGCAGCAAAGACGCGCAGGCCGTCGTCAATCACCTGAATGCGCTGATCCGGGATCAGGCCGGCCGGGCGAGCGAACTGGCCAAGGTGATCCGCGACCAGTTGGTAACATCGTTCGAGGAACTTGACCGGGCCGCTGCAGCGGCCGCCGAGACGATCCGGAACTCGCTGGACTTCCAGTTGCCAGGTGCCGGCGGACCGCTCGACATGGGACCGCTGACGAGGGCACGCGGTGCTGCGCTTAGCGGTTCCTCTGCCGATGTCATCAAGCGCGAGGAAGGCTTTCGCCCGACGCCGTATGACGATGGCGGCGACCTCGCGATCGGCTACGGGATGCACCAGTACATCGATGATGCCGGCAAGGTCATTAATATCACTCGCGATATGACGACCACCGTAGTCGAGGCGAACGAGCAACTGGCGCGGCAGATCCCGCGCTATCAGGCCGAGGTCATTAAGGCGATTGGCCGCGAAACATGGGAAGGTCTGGCCGAGAACCAGAAGGCGGCGCTTACCTCGATCGCGTGGAACTATGGGCACCTGCCGGATTCCGTCGCCGCTGCGATCCGGGCCGGCGATCATGGACAAGCTGCGGTAGCGATCTCGAATCTGACTTCCAATAAGGAACGGCGTCAGCGCGAGGCGGCGCTGTATGCCGGAGGAAGCAGCCCGGCGGGCGATGCCCTCGCCGAGGCCGACGCATACAAGGCGGCGCGCGAAAACCTCGCGGCCTACCTCGAGACGCTAGACGAGCAGGCGACGCTCGCGCAGCGCATCAACGATATCAACGCCAGCGGCCTGTCAGCCGAGGAAAAGACAAGAGCCATCGCGGTCGAGACGGAGCTACAGAAGGCGCTCAACCTCGCCAAGCAGAATGGCATCACGCTCACTCAGCAGGAGATTC